ATAAGAAACACAACAAACACAAACCTGAAAGCAGGAGTAAGCGATTATAGTGTAGACCTTCAAAACACCGACGGTGTTAATGGAAGTAATGAGACGAGATGGAACTTTGATAAGTTCACTAAGTGGTTTGGTTACTATCAATCAATACCTGAACTAAAGAAAGCTATTCAAGTATACGCAACGTGGGTTGTTGGGCAGGGCTATGAGCCTGATAGTAATCTAAGTAAAGTAATATTGGATAAAATAACTGGATGGGGAGAAGATACATTTCTATCAATTTTATGGAACATGATAATTATTAAGAAGGTTAACGGGGACGCTTTCGCTGAGATAATCAGAAGTGAAACAGGTACACTGCTTAATTTGAAACCATTAAACCCAGCTCGTATGCAAGTAGTGGTAAACGCTAAAGGAGTTATAGATAAGTATGTTTACTTAGGACTTAAGGGAAAGACAGTTAATAAAGAGTTTGAGCCAAATAAGATATTCCATTTAGTTAACGATAGAGTGGCTGACAATGTGCATGGGGATTCAGTTGTAGAGGCTTTGCAGTGGCTTATTGATTCAAGACAAGAAGCTATGAGTGACTGGCGTAGAATCTCACACCGTTCAACTATTCGTGTTTTGATTGTAGATGAAGATAACACAGCTAAACTTAACACTTTGAAGGAAGGATATAAAGACGCAATCAAGAACGGGGAAGTTATGATTATACCAGGTAAGCCAGGAGAGAAGACTTTCCAAGATCTAACACTTCCGCCAGTAGATGCTTTCTTACAATGGATTAAATACTTAGAAAATGCTTTCTATAAGGCAGTTGGTACACCAAAGACTTTAGCAGGAGACGCCGAGGGGATACCCGAGAGCGGGGGTAAGATGGTGGTCTTAACACACGAGCCTACTTACATAAGAGAAGTAAACGACCTAGAGGGCGATATATGGAATCAGCTTGCAATAAGAGTTACCTTCAATAGGCAAGCTTCTTTACAGGACAATGTGGCTGAGACAGAAGGAAAGAGTAATAATCAAACACAGGCAGCACAGCCGGGAGATTTACAAGCATGAGTCAACGTAAAGAGATAATTTATAATATAATTAATTCCCTTTTAGCAGGAGCCTTAGTATTCATGGGTAGCTTAACCAATGGTTTTAATTGGGAAGGTTTAGGTTTAGCTTTCATAGCAGGTGGGGTAGTTTGTATAACTAAGTTTAAGGATTATTGGAAATCACAAGAAGGAGAGTATAAGTATAACGCAATAGCTAAAGTACTAACATTCATATAAAATGGCAAAGAAGATAAATAAGAAGACAGGGCAGATAGTAAACGTCAAAGATGAGAAGACAGCCAAGATAGCTGAGAATACCGGAACTACTGAGGATTTTAAACCAGTAAAACAAAGCTTTGGGATAAGTGGGAATCAAGCGGCAGGGGTTCCAGAAAGAAACTTTGACACAAGAGAGGAATTTGAAACAGCTAAAAGAGAACTTGGAACATCTAAAGATCCAAGAATAATTAAAGAAAAAGAAACAGCAAAAGCAGGACTAGAGAAGGCAGGAGCTTTTGAGGAGGTTACACCTAGAGAGGTTAACTTACAAGCTGAAACAGGAGATGGAGCTTTAGGCCCTAGTGCAGGTGCTTTAGGTTCAGCTTCTGAGATGAAAGATACTTTTGTAGTGTTAAAGGAAGCCGGGTTTATTTCTGATGATTCAACTAGAGGAGAGGGAGATTTCCCTATGCCTGAAGATCCATTAACTTTAAGAGAACTAGCATTAAGACAAATAAGACAGGATTCTTTTGACCTTGGGATAAGTCAGAGAGAGAAGTTTGGAGCAGCAATAGAAGCTATTCCAGCTTTAGGTGGTTTAGTTGGTAGATATGTGGGTGGAATTGTAGAGGCCCCTTATGCTAATCAAAAGGCAGTACTAGCTGAGATAAACAAACTTAAGGAAGCAGCTTCAACAGGACAGGAAAAGGTACGTAATGGGTTAGAAGACCCTGACTATGGTTTGGGAAGAGCTCGAGAGATGGAAGAAGATATTTCTAAGTTAGAGGGTAGGATGAAATTACTAATAGATTCAAGTGCAATACTGAGGGCAAATACTGACGAGGTTAACGTTATACAAGAGCAGATTCTAGAAGCAAGAGAGAAGGTGGCAAGATATAAACAAGCCTCTAGCTTTGGATTGACAGCTCAACTTACAGGTACTGGTAGAGTAATCCCAACAGATGAACAAATGTTTATGGAGCTGAAGAAATGAGAGAACAATTAAAAGCAAAGGATTTCCCCTGGTGGTTTTGGACTTTAATAATTATATTACTCCTTCTTTGTGCATAGAAAAATATATATACTATCCCTAATTCTAATACTAATGGAACAAGATAATTTAAAGCCTGAAGAAGAAACACCATCCTATTTGGATGAGGTTAAAGCTGAGCGTGAGAAGATGGAAGCTTTGGTTCTAGAGATGAGAGAACTGAAAGCTAAGTCTATTATGGCTGGCGAGGCTGACGCAGGACAACCAACAGAAGAGAAAGAAAAGGAAGAAACACCACAGGACTACGCAGCAAAGGCGTTAGCTGGGGATATTTCTAACGAGTAAATGCACGCTGTATTTATGCTGTATGGCATTAAAGCAAATGTAGATCACATGTTAATGGATATGCAAGCTCAGAAGTTCCCTTTAAAGCTGAAGACTAAGGAAGGTAAGGAAGATAGCGTTTACGTACAGGGCTCTGTGAGGCTATTACCCTTAGGTATCTATGAGTATGTGTTTCCAAAGGAAAGTCTAGATTTAGTATTGAACACCTTAAATTTTGATAACCGAGCTTATCCACAATATAAGCATATTAACAAGTTTCTAGCTATATTGCGTAAGATTCTAAAATTAAAGAAGAACAAGAAGACTGAGACAGACCAAGCCTTTCTATGGTTTAAGGAGTGGGTTAGTGTGATTCCTATTGGTATAAGAGAAGATGAGGATATGACAGACCCATATAATGGCTCAACTCATGAAGCATTATAAAGTTAATCGGTATACCGAATAAATAGAAAAGTATATAAAGAATTGAATTCTAGATAATTTATGGCTAATGAAACAATAATGAGACAATTTGGTTCTATTGCAACTGACTTTACTTGTGCCGATGGTACAGGGATTGAAAAGGGATGTATTGCAAAACTAACTGATCCTCGAACTGTTGCCGCTAATGATGGGGCAGCTGATGTAGTTGTGGGAATTATAGCTAGAGAAAAGATTGCTAGTGATGGACGAACTAGAATTTCTGTTTATACTGATGGTATTTATGATTGTGTATGTGTGAGTGGTGCAAATATCACAGCTGGGGAACTTGTAGCAACAAGTGGTGCTAATTTAATTAGGACAGCAGTTGCAGCAGAAGCAGACACTGGTAAAGTATTGGGTAAAGCTTTAGAGGATGGAACTTCTTTAGAACGTATTCAAGTACAGGTAGGTAAATTCTAATGACAGATACAGTTGAAATGCAAAATATTAGAGGACTTGACATAGACAAAGCAGTTAAAGGTTTTGCTTTAACAAATTATATTTTTAAGAACTTAGTTTCAGTTTCTTCAATGAGTGGAGATTCAGTGCGATGGTACCAAGAGACAGCAGCTGATTTAACGGCAACTTCTCCGAGTGCAATAGCTAACATTTCTCCTTTATCTAGCTTCCCAATCCTAGAGGTTGACTGGCCTAGACAAGAGTCATACGTGAGAAAGTATGCAGCTGAAGGTTTCCTTTCTATGGAAGACATGAAGAGTGCAGACATAGACGTATTAGCTAGAACATTATTGAGATTGACAAGAGCAGTGGTAAAACAAGTAGACACAAGAATTTATAATATTTTAACAGAATCACAAAGCCCAGTGAATATAGGACATGCAGCGGCTACTGGTACTGGATGGGATGACACTACTAATGGTAACCCAGTCTTAGATATTATGGCAGCCAAGCAATATATAGCTGAACAAGATTACGACACTTCAAGTTGTATTGTAGCTATGAATCCTGATAATCACAAAGACTTACTTAATTATTTAATCACAGTGAAGGGTTCAAGTATACCTAACTTTTCAAGTGAGAAGGTACAGTCAGGGATTGTTATGAGTTTACTAGGATGTAGAATCGTAGTATCAAACAACGTAGTAGCTGACTCTGTATTTGTTGGACTACCAGCGACAGCTTGTACTTGGAAAACTCACACTGACACAACTTCTAAAGTAATAGATGAGGCAGGAATCGGTTCTAAGATAAGAGTTTGGGAACTAGGAGAGGCAATCTTAACGGACCCCAAAGCAGCTTATTTAATTACTGATACTGATTCTTAAATGGCCCATGATGAAGGACCAGTTGGAATCTTAAGAGCAACTTCTTTAATATTAACCAGTGGCGCAGCTACAACTGAAGCTACAACTATTGGCAGAGTTATTGTAAGCGGTGCTAAGTTATGGTTTGATACAGGTTCAGCATGGGAGACTGTTACATCAGCATAAGATGACTAAAGCTAATTCTATGAGACTATTTTTACATTATCATAAAGAGAATGATATCAAAGGCAAGACTGATTTACTTAATAAATACCCTGACTTCAAGAACTTACTGAAACCAGCAGAAGTAATTAAAAAGAAAAAAACTATAAAGTCTAAATAACTCTATTTCTCATGACTATTAATATTGGTACTGGATCTATTGGTACCCGATTTATTGAAACCGACTACCCCTATGAAGAAGGATTAATTGCTGGAACAACTAAGCAAACAGATAATCCTAACCTAGAGGAGGAGCCCTGGTAATGGGAGGGCAAGGCTCAGGGCGTAAGCCCGACCCAGTAAAGCAGCTCTTAGGAGCAGGCA